GACTTCGGCAAGCAGGTCCTCGACCCGCAAGTCGCCGCCGTGGCGATCGGCATGGAGAACATCCTCGCCGCCGCGATGAACGCCATCGCCGCCGGCACGATCACCTACTCGAAGGCGACCGTCAAGTCCGGCGGCAGCGCCATCGACGCCGTGCTCGCCGCCCGAGCCGCACTCACCGCCGCCAAGGTCCCGGCCGGTGGCCGCTACCTGGCCGTGTCACCAGAGGTCGAGACCGCACTCCTGCAGTCACCCGACCTGGTGCGCTTCGACGGTTCCGGCGACTCGCCCAACCAGGCGCTGCGCGAAGCAACGGTCGGCCGCCTGTTCGGCTTCACCGTCGTCTCGTCACCGGCAATCACGACCAAGACGGCGATCGCCTACCACCAGGACGCGTTCGCGTTCGTCACCCGGGCACCGATCGTGCCCGCCGGTGTCGTGTTCGGACAGTCGGCGACGTATGCCGGGCTCGGCATGCGCTACATCCGGGACTACGACAGCCTGTTCCTGCGCGACCGCTCGATCGTCTCGTCGCTCGCCGGCGCCAAGCTGCTCGACGCCAACCGGGCAGTGAAGATCACCGAGGTCGCGTGATGGCCAAGGACAAGGTCGAAGACGGCAAGGAACACACCGCTGACGGCCCCCAGATGGATCACCCCGACGTCGTCGCCGCCAACACGGCAATGGGCATCGAGACATCAACGAAGGCTGCCAAGCCGTCCAAGGACGACTGACCACGAAGGGAGGTGCGTCCGATGCTCGCAGAAACCGCAGACGTCGAAGCGATCCTCGGACGCACCCTCGACGCAGAAACCACCGCTCGTGTCGAACGGCTGCTGACATTGGCCTCCGGGCTCGTGTCAGCAGTCATGGGCTACACCGCAGACCCCGCCCCGATCCCGGCACAAGTCGCCACGATCACCGCCAACGCCGTGGTCCGCGTCATGGTCAACCCGACCGGAGCGCAGTCACAGACCGCCGGCCCATTCTCGGAGACCTTCGGGCCATCCGAACCGGGCCTGTACCTGACCGCCGACGAGCTCGCCGAACTCCGCCGCATCCGTGCCGGCCGACAGGCGCTCTACACCATCCAAACGACACGCGGTGAGGACGGTCTGACCCGCTACGTCGAGACCGACATCGGTGGTGACCTCGTCCCGTTCGAGACGATCGACGAGGTCTGGTGAACTTCCCGTTCGGCCAGACCATCACCCGACTGCGATGGAGCTACGCGCCCGACGCCTACGGCGACCTCCAGCGCGTCGAACCGCCCACACCCACCGCCATCCCCAACTGCGCCGTGGCGCCACGCTCCTCGAGCGACGTCACCGAACCGGCCCGACAAGGCGTCATCGTCGGGCTCAGCGTCTACATCGTCGACGTGACCACCGACATCGACCGGGTCACCGACCAGATCGAGTTCGACGGCAGCGTCTACGAGATCGACGGCGACATCGGGATCTGGCGTAACCCGTTCACATCGCAGAGCGGCATCGAGTTCGCCCTCCGTCGGGCGATTGGCTGAGGAGGCACGACATGGCCGACAAGATCCGCATCGAGATCAACCACGCCAGCGTCGCCGCCATCCTGAAGGGCGGCGAGATCCAAGCAGACCTCGCCCGCCGCGCCACGGCAATCGCCGCCGCGGCTACCGGCAACGCGGGGCCCAACGCCGTGTTCGGTCACGATGCCAGCGTCGGGCGCAACCGTGCTCGAGCGGCGGTGTGGACCGAGAACTTCGAGGCAATGCACGCCGAGGCAACCAGCCGCGCGCTCACTCGTGCGATCGACGCAGGCCGCGGATGAGCGGCACTATCTGGACAGATTCGAGCGGGCGATGAGTGTCGTCACCTTCCCGAACACCGTCACCGTCGTCCTCGCCCGACTCAAGACCGCACTGCCATCGCTCGTGTTCGTGCACGACATCCCGACTACACGCCCACCCACGTTTACACGCGTGTACCGCACCGGAGGACCCCGAACCAACATCGTTGTCGACGGCGCCCAACTTTCGATCGAATCATGGGCTGCGACCGCGGATCTGGCGGCGACGAATGCCGAGCTCGTCCGCGCGCAACTCAACGCCTTCCCCGAGCAGCCCGGCACACCGCCGATCTACAAGATCGAGGAGATGTCCGGCCCCGCCGAGCTCCCCGATCCCGTCTCAAGTTCTCGCCGCTTCACGTGGACCGTCCTGGTCCACATCCGCGGTCAGTAACCCGCCACCCCGGCGACCAACCCAAAGGAGGCCAGCGATGGCACTCGAAGCAGACAATGTCATCGTCGGTGTAACCGGCGGCGTCTTTTTCGCACCACTCGGAACAGCCCTGCCCGTCGATGCGACCACCGCCCTGGCGGTCGCCTTCGAGGAGGTCGGCTACCTCGAAGAGTCCGGTGTCGTCGAAGGCCAGACCTCGTCGACGACGAAGATCAAGGCGTGGCAGAACGCCGCCGTGGTCAGGATCCTCGAGACCGAGCACTCGGCGACACTGAAACTGACGATGCAGGAATCGAACCCGAACACCCTCGAGCTGTACTACGGCAACTACGCCGCCGGTGCCGTCGAGGTCTCGGGCGGGGTGCGACCGCACTACGTGATCGTCATCGACGTGATCGACGGCACGAACACCGTGCGCATGGTCGCCGAAGACGCTCAGGTCACCGAGCGCGGCGACGTCTCCTACGTCAACGGTGCGATCGCCAGCTACCCGATCACCCTCGAATGCTTCCCCGGCGGCGACGGCGTGAAGATCCACAAGTACTACGAGACCGCCGGCACACCCTGACGATCGCGTCGGCCGGGGTCCCCTTTGCAGGTTCCGGCCCCGGTCGGCGTGAACTTCGGAACCTGCACACCACCCATCGAAGGAGAACCTGCACATGAGCAAGCCGATCAAACTGTTCGACTACATCGAACGGAAGAAGAAGGCCGGATCGATCACTGTCGATCTCGGCAAAGACCTCGGCACCGTCACCATTCCGCCGATGGAGTTGTGGGCCGATGAAGTGTTCGACCTGGCAACCACCGGTGACACCAAGGCGGCGATCGCTCTGCTGCTCGGCGACGACGCCGCGGCACGGTTCGTCGCTGCCGGCGGCAACTACCGGATTCTGTCGGGCATCGTGCGCGAGCAACTGGGCATGGCCGTCCCCCAATCCGAGGCCTCGCCCGAGCCCTAGCGGACCACGGCGAGGCAATCGAAGCGGACCTGCTGCGCTTCTACCACATCGACCTTGTCGCCGATCTCGGCACCCGCCGACTGACATGGCGTCGCCTCGAGGTGCTGTTGCGGTATCTGCCGCGCGAGTCGTCGTTCGTGCAGGCGGTCGCCGGTGAGACGGCTCGCTGGGGGAACACCGAGCACCTCCTGGCCGGGCTGATCGACGTGGTCCAGGTCGGCAACTATCTCACCGAGGTGCTGGCCAGCAACCGCCAGATCCGTGGCGAACCGAAACCGCCCAAGCCGATCCGTCGTCCAGGTGACAACCCTGACATCGCCCGGCGGCCCGCGCGGAGCTACACCCGGGCAGAGATGCGCGAGATCCTCGACCGCCGACGCGGGGTGATCGACCAGACCGAGGAGGTGACCTGAATGGCTGTAGAGCTCGCCTCCGCGTATGTGTCGATCATCCCGACGACGACCGGGATCAAGACCAACCTCGAAAAGGAACTGTCGCCACTGACCGGTGTCGCTTCGAAGGTCGGCGACGATTCAGGCAAGGCGCTCGGCTCGTCGTTCATCGGCGCGTCTGGCGGGCTGAAGGCTGGAGTCGGTGAAGCCGGCAACTCGATCGACGGGTTCCGCAACAAGGCCAAGTCGGCGCTGAGCGACGTCGGGATCTCGTCGGGCATGCTCGGCGTCGCCGGTGCCGCTGGTCTCGTCGCGTACGGGATCAAGGCAGTGGGCGCGTTCACCGAGACCGCCAAGGCCGCGATCGACATGGGCGCCGCGACGGGCCTGTCGGTCGAGGACGCGTCACGGTGGATCGCCCTCGGTGACGACTACGAGATCTCCGCCGACACGATGACCACCAGTCTCGGCAAGATCGCCAAGACGCTCGACACCGGCAAGTGGTCCGACTACGGGATCGCCACCCGTGACGCCGGCGGCAACGCCCGCGACACCAACGACATCTTGCTCGATACCTTCGACAAGCTCGGCGGGATCACCAACGAGACCGATCGTGCGGTCGCCGGCAACGCGCTGTTCGGCAAGGGCTACGCCAACCTCGCCCCGCTGATCGGCAAGACCCGAGCCGAAATGGAGCAGTACCTCGGCTCGGTCGAAAAAGGCCAAGTGATCACGGCCGGTGAGGCGGCCAAGGCCGAAAAGATGCGCCTCGCCCAGGACAACCTGAGCGACGCCTTCGGCGAGCTGACGTTGTCGATCGGCAGCATGGCCGCCAGCGCAGCGCCGGCACTCGACATCGTCGCCAAGGGTGTCACCCTGGTGTCGAAGGCCCTCGGCTTCCTGCTCGATGACACCACCGCCAACACCGAGGCGATCAAGGACTACAAGAAGGCTGTCGCCGACGACCAGTCTCTGTCGACGTTCATCACCGACATCGACACCCTCGCACAGAAGACCGGCGGCACTCGCTCCACCTTCGACAAGACCCGCACGACCATCGGCAACTTCTTCTCCGAACTGTCGTCGGGGGCGACCGGTGATGCCGATCGCGACCTGCGCGATCTGCGCAAGACCATCGGCGACGTCGGTAAGGACTCCCCGGCCGCCGCTCAGCTGATCGTCACTAACCTCGGCCTCGTCGCCGACGCCGCCAAGAATGGCGACCCGGCCGCCCAGGCGCTCGTCGACAAGTACGGGCTCACTGCGGATGTTCTCACGCAGTTGGGGACCATTGCTGCACCGACCGCGACCGCGGCGATCGATAAGGTCACCGGGTCGTTGATCAACTCGCAGAACACTGCCGAGGGCTACTCATACTCTGTCCAGTCCACGGCGGACACCACGGCCCGGCTTGCGGCAGAGACCGAGAATGCCAAGGGCAAGGCTGACGCGTTCGCCGCCTCGCTTCAGACCGCGCGCGAGAAGGTCGATGCCTTGTACGGTGCCGAGCGCTCCGGGATCGACGCCAAGTACGCGTTCGCCGAGAGCACACGCAAAGCGAACGAGGACGTCGCGACATACATCGAGACGTTGAAGAAGCACAAGGCCGGCAGCGACGAGGTCGACACTGCGACACGCACCGCGTCGGCGTCGATCCTGCAGGCCTCCGAGGACTATGCGACATTGAACGGTGCGTCGCTGAACTCGGCGGCAGGTACCGACCGGCAGATCGCTGCGCTGACATTGCAAGCCGCACAATTGGAACCCGGCTCAACGTTGCGTGCCAACGTCGAGGGCTACATCTCCGATCTCAAGCGGATCCAGGAAGACATCCAGACCAAGATTACGCTGGGGATTTCGATCGGTCAGGTGACCACTGCCGCCGGTGACACGATCGGGATCCGTGCGATCGCCGGTCGGTGGACACCGTCGGCGGCCGGTGGTCTGTTCAAGGCCCGCCCAGGCGGCTACAACCTGAACATCGCCGAGGCCGGCCGTGACGAGATGGTCGTGCCGATCAACGCCGACGGCAGCTGGGACACCCGCAACCTGACGTCGACGAGCTCGACGATGACCTCGGTCCCCAATCCGACCTCGACCCCGCTGATCGGCACGTTCATCAACAATCGTGAGGACCCGACCGTCGCCACCCTCAACCACATCCTGGCGATGGCGAGGCTCGCATCATGAGCCGCACCATGACGTGGATCGACAAGGACGGAGTCGCCACCGTCCTCGACGGCTCGTCCGGCATTCTCTTGCAAGCAAACCCCGTCGGGTTGGAGGCACCGAACCC